TACTACTATATCATCAGGAGTGACAACATAATATTCATGACCGTGTGTAACACAAGCATGGATAATCTCTCGATCATCCACCTCTACAACTGACATGTCTGGAAAGTCATCAGCTTCCAGGAGTCCAGCATAGCGTAAAGCGTCGTCTTTGTCAAGGAACATGTATACTAACGGATTACCTTTACCAGAATTTACCGAATATGCACCTTCATCTTCTTTACCTTGCAATGATAGAATATACATCAAACTAACTCCAGTGCTTCCACATAAAGAGACTTTAGAATTGACTTAAGGGCAGGTTTATTTGAATGCTCCATATCGTCAACATACTTCTCTAATATAGTTAGGGTATCTTCCTTCTCTATATCTATCTCCTCATTCAAATCCTGCTCAAAGGATGGGTCTTCAATAACTTTAATCTCATGCACACCAGCAGCATACAGTTGACTAATAAATCTCTCAAACTTATCTGTATCTGTTTTCCTTTCTACAATAATCTTAATAAAGCTTTGATTGTACTCATGAAACTTAAATAGACCTGATTTAATTTGATCCTCATTATAATATATCTTCTGATATATCTGATATGGATTTTCAATAAACTCTAACTTCTTAGTATTAGTATCAAATATATGGAACCCACGGTTCTGATTATAATCATTCCAATAGATCTGATATGGATTACCTAGGTATGTTATATTCTCTCTAGTACTTTTCTGGTGATAATGACCTGAGAATACCTTATCAAATTTCTTATAAGGAGAAGTAGCATGGCCATGATCCATGATGTATCCTCTATGTGCCTCAAACCCATTGAGTTCTAGATGTCCCATTGCTATTGGACACTCACTCTTCTCAATGAGAGCATAGGTCTCATCACTATTCTCACTGTTGATCCAAGGAATGAATAAGATAGGTAGACCACCTATCATAACCTCAGTTGCCTTATCATAAATTTTAATATTATCATACTCACCAAGAACACTCTCAAGAGTATTAACCTTATTAGTATCCTTAAAATATGCAGTGTGATTTCCAACTAAGGAATGAATTGTCACACCCATATCCTTAAGACGAGAGAAATAATTATCTGTACTCCACTGAGCAGCCCATAGATCTAAGTTCCTACGGTTATCAAAGGTATCACCTAGATCAAGAACAGTATCGATCCCGCGTTTTTTTATGGTAGGAAAGAATATATTATCATAAAACTTCTTAAAGAAATCATGAAATACACGACTAGACTTCCTAGCACCGAAGTGCTGGTCTGTTATAATTGCTACTTTCATTTATCTTTAGACCTATTGATAAGACTAATAAACTTATCATTAGCAAATGTACCACCTAAACATACATCAATATCATCACCATCCTTCCAATTCTCAGTACCATCCTTCTTGGTATGAGCCAATGCCTCAGTAAGGTCATCAATAATCTTCTGCGTAATTTTCATCTTGCTCTTAATACGGGTGGAACTTTACCTGCCATAGCCATGCCAAAGAAATTCATAGTCAATCTCTCTTTAGTTCCAAAAGTCTTGACACCATGGTGGCATCTACTATTAAACATAACAAATCTGTTATAGACATTCTCCACCTTAACGGTTTCAATATACTGATCGTGAGAAGCATCGAATGCTTTCTCATATTCCTCATCAGGAATGCTATCTCCTAAGTAGGTCTTCTCCTTCACTTGGAGTTCCTCTTTAAACTGTAAGGAGTAACCATTCTTTGCTTTATACACTGAGGTTCCAGTATCAGGTTCTGCATCTTTGTTTAAGTATACTATACCACCGAAGAGAGTGTCAATGTCTTGATGGATCCATCCACGATTTTTCTTATGGTACTGTTCTTCATGGAAAGGTCTTATCTTCTGAAAGTGAAGTTGCAGTTCCCAAATATCTGGGACTGTATCATGAAACAACAAATGAATTTTCTCACCAACATAAGTGAACAACCGATTTTCCTCAAGATGAAGTCCTTTAGTTCTTACACCTGGCCAGTTACCAATATCAGGTGGATAATACTTTAGACCATTTGCTATCTCTACAATAGCATCAGGGTCTTCAAAGAAATCATCAATAATAACAACAGGGTATGTCACTTAATTTTTATTTCAACGTTCTCTTTAATGGTATTATAATCTGAATGGCCTGACTTATCATCGGTATGGAATACCTGATCATATCCAGACTTAGTTAAAATCTTATTCTTAATTTCTAACTGACGTTTCTCCTTCTGTATTCTCCTAAGAAATGCATAGTATATAATCTGAGTAAAATATGCAAAAGGATTATTAGACTTTGCTGGATTAAAATTCTCTATGTATTGTACACAGTTCTCAATGCCATCACATATCATATCCTCTCGGAACATGTAGTTGACAAAGTTTGGTTTGTATGATAGATGTGTAGCAATCTTTAAAAAGCATTCCCCAATATAATTACTGATACGAGGACGTGGTTCACCCTTCTCCTTTGCTTCAGCACATGCAGTTTTGAAAACAATAAGTGCTTCTAAGAACTCTTTATTATTTACATAATGCTCCGATACAACTTTTTTCTTTCTCATTTGTTGTTTTAAATGTATGTATATAATAGCAAAAAAACACCCTTAAGTCAATGGGGGCTTGACAAGAGTGTTATTCATGAGTAGAATACGAGTGTGCGAGTTCAGAAAGAGAAGTAGCTACTTATTAAATATATTATCTAACTTAGCTCTTGCTTCCTCTACAGTAGCAATTCTTCCTGTAGCATCTGTAATAATATCACCATTCAATCTTCTCAGTGACATAGCATAGAAGACTTGCACTTCAGTATCTACTTCAACAACAGTAATAACTTTATCTTTTGGAATAATAAATTCTTCTTCTCTAGAGAATTTCATCCAGGGCGAAACTTTTGCACCTTGTTTATTTCCTTGTAGCATTACCTCTTCAACTTCAATAGGGTTCTCTACAATTAAGTAATCTCCATTGTCATCATGGACGGAGGTAATAACAGCAAGAATTTCTTCTCCGCTTACTAACTTTAGTGCTGCAAGAAATTCGGGTTTTTCCATTTCCTTATTTAATTCGGACATCGATGAATTCATAATCAAAATTTTCTTCATTGTATATTTTCACTCTTTCAACAAGATGGTTCAATGTGTAGTTCCTGTTAGATCCCTTTGATATGTCATCAGCAATATCATATAGTATTGCCTTACGATCATCTATACTTCTTCTGAGGACTCTGCCAATGGATTGGAGATTTCTAATTCGGGACTTACTGGGGCTTGCGAACACGACGTTGTTAAGATTCCTAATGTTGATACCAGTACTAAAAGTCCCATAGCTGGCAACAATGATGGAATCATTTGTCGTCTCTGCGATCTCTCTTGTTCTTTCTCGATCTTCAACTTCCACTCCTCCATGGACTAGAAAGACTTTACGGTCTTTCCCTACCTTATTATTTATCAAGTCGAAGAGGGGCATACCATGCCGTTCAACGTAGTTGAACAGGACGAGTGTGTTTCCAGTCAGGTCACAAACTAAATTACGAATGAATTTATTCCTTCCATCATGCTCAACAAGGTAATCCATTTCCTGCTGATAACTATCAAAGGATTGTTGATCATGTTTAAGTACCAATACTTTTATTTCAAATTCAGAAAGGTGGCCTTCCTTAATTAACTTCTCTGTTCGAGTTATCTTATCTACACTACCAAAGACACCCTCTAGTACTAAACGATTGGTCTGTAGTCCATCTAGTGTACCTGTGAACCCTACACGATACTTACAGTCGTAGAGTTTATTCATGATGCTAGTCAGGGACTTAGCTTTAAATAAATGAGCTTCGTCTCCTATGATTGCACCAAAGATATTAAAATATTTCTTAGGTAATTTATATACTGACTGCCATGTGGTTATTATCACATCCTTGTCAGACCTAGGATCTGCACCAGCATATACTCTATGGCAATGATGCTCTGAGTTCCAACCATACTTCTCAAAGTCCTTATACATCTGCTCAACGAGTGATGTAGTAGGAACTACTATCAATGTTCTTAAATTCTTTTTCTCCCAGAAACGTGCGAGAGCATAGATCATTAAAGATTTACCAGAACCAGTAGGTGATAAGAGTAATTTTCGTCTGTGTCTTAACGCTTCGTATATACCTTTGTACTGGTAGTCTCTAACTTTAAACGGCAGGTTCAATGATTTGACGAACTCTCCGATCCCTTGGGGTGTGATGAATTCATCCACCGTTGATGGAAGTCCGAAAAATTCGTTATCTTTAAAGATGACATCATACCCCTTCTCTTCGCAAAACGAAGTAATATAAGGGAGAAGGCCAACATAAATCTCGCCTGTACCTGGGGAGAATAATTTGATTTTTCCATCCCAATACCTCTTCTTGTACGCTGACATG